CAGATATTTCTTTTGACGTTCCGTCAATTTCTACTAAGCAATCTATACTTTCAATCTCATCATCCTTGAAAATCCTTATAAGTCCCCAAGTAATCTCTGTAAGGAATGCATTTCTAAAAGGCTTACTTGTTTCAAGGAATGTTATGACAACCCTGTTATAGAAATCTACAACGCCATAGCAAAAGTATTTATAGCTATCCGGATCATATTCCTGTTCCTTTAGCAAAGTATTATCTGAATACCATTTGATATTTATCTTACTACAATAGTCTTCGCTGTGATCATTAAAGACAAGGCTAATCCCTACACTTGAGAAGTTTTTGGTAAATCTAAAATCTAAAGTAGGTGGATTTGCAAATCTGCCTGAACTATCCGATACACCTCTACTTATGTATCCCATGTGCTCGAAAGTGTTAGGATCAGGAGTATTTGCATAATATCCGTCAAGCTTAGAATATCGAGGTAAACACATAGCATAATTTGGATACTCAACTACCTCTTTCAGATTTTCAAGTACAACAAAATCCTTTTTATCTGATGAACTTATAGAGCTGTCCTCTTTTGCTCCAAGTGCTATATCATCATATACTATCTTTAATCCCCCGGCATTTGACATCCTTTGATTTCGGATAGCTGACAGCCAAATATATCTATATGGCTTACTCGTCTGTAGAAACTCAATTTTAACAGTATCAAAAAGCTTTACTTTAGCAGCGCAAAAATATTCGAATGATATCGGACTGTATTCTGCAGTCTTTACAATTGCGTTGTCCTTAAACCAACTTATTTTTACCTTCTTCGCATAGTCTCCCGATAAAAGGTTAAATTTAAGCTGTATTCCGTTACTCGTCTTTAGCCTGTCATATTTAACTGTAATAGTAGGTATATCAACAAAATTGCAATCGCGATCCGATAGGCTACCGCTAATATACCCACCTAAACCATATGGCATATTATCAGGAGCATTTGTATAATCTCCGTTCAGCTTAGAGTATCTAGGCAGGCAATACGCAAATCCCTGCATAGAATTTTCAGTGCCAAATAAAGTATCAAGAGTGGAATATTCCTGTTGATTATTCGTTTCTGTTTGTATATCCCATCTCATTATCTTCTCCTCTGTGGCTCCATAGCTATAAAGTTTATTGACAATCCTTCAGTAAGGCCCCAGTAGTTTTTACCGTTTCTTACCATCAGATCATCTTCGCCCTGTGTAACATATGCCTTAAATGTCATTGTCTCATTCCCGTAAGGTACCGTTATGTCATGGCTTGCAAATGACGGATTAGATATAGCGTCATAAAAATGATTGTATGATGCCATATCCAAACCCTTAGGAGCAACCTTCATTGTATAGTTGTAAAATGTACCGATAATATCTCTATGCATAGCATAATCGGTAGTACGACCGGAGTTTTCTGTATCTGTTACAGCGAACTTTCTCTTAAGCTCCAGCACATTTACATTGTATTCTCTGCCGTCTAATCTAAAAATATTAGCCATTAATTACCTCCTACCAACACAAGGCTCACTCCCTTTCTCTTTGCCTCTTTATCTAGTTCAGGCTTCAAAAGCCTTGCGAGAGCTCCAAGACTGCTGTCAAACTTTATTACAATCTGAGAAGGCTCTGCACTTCCATTGCTTGCTTGCATTTTATCTGCTAACATTCCAAGAACATCGTCCTTATTCTCATAGCTTGCCTTTAGTGTATCTGTATATCCTGTACCTGTAGGCATTATTCTACCCTTAGCAACATTTGGTATATACGAGGATGCGTTAGGAATGTTTAAGCCTATAGGAACGCCTATATCAACGCCGTCGAATACATCAATTACTCCGCCCAGCCATTTTTGCGCCTCACTTATAGATGTCTTAGCTGTATCTGCAATACCGGCATTAAATCCTTTTACCACGTATTCAGCTATTGAACGGAACTCTCTTGAAGGAGAATGTATCTTAAATACTTTTTCCGCCTCTTGTACAGCTTCTCTTGCCCATTTTCTTACTGCAGACTTAGCCATGTGGCCAAATTCATTAATACCTTTTGCAAACCCCTCATTTATACGCTTAGCCATGTTGTAAAAAGTTTGATACAGGCCTCCTGATCCGGAAGTGTTACCATCTCCCCAGAACCACTCTGTTACATTTTTGCCCCATGTCTGCATAGGTGTTTTTGTTTCCGTGTGGCTACTCTCTATCTTTGTTTTAAATGCAGTAATTATGTCTTGTGCAAATTTAGTCCATGATTTTACATTTATACCTTTTGCCTCGCTCTCGTCCACAAACCATTTTCTAATGTTCTGTGCCCAAAGTTCTACAGGGCTTTGTGTATCTGTGTGAGACCCAAGTATTTTATCTTTGAAAGCGGTTATTATATCTAAGGCAAACTTAGTCCAAGACTCTTTGTTTACGCCCTTGTCACTTCCCGCACCTATAAACCATGTTCTTATCGCTTTACTCCACGCTTCTATAACATTCTGAGTAGTCTTATAGTTCGACGTAACTCCAGTATTAAATCCGGTTATAGTTCCTGAAGCCCACTTTTGAGCTTCTGAAGAAGTATTACTGTTTATTCCAAGCTTTGTAGCAAACCAACTACTTACTCCGCTCGCCCAGGATTGTATTATTGACTGAGTGCTTACTTGCTTCTGCGATACTCCTTGATTGAATCCCTCTACAGTAAACCCTCCGACTTCCTGCATTATGGTTGAAGGACTGTGTATTCCCAAAAGCCCCTTCACTCCATTTACAAACGGATCTGTTATATTCTGCTTTATAAAATTTATAGGAGCTGAAAAGGTATTCTTGACTCCGTTACAAAATCCTTCCCACAGATAAGTTCCTATTTCCTCCATCACCTTTGAAGGGCTGTGTATTCCAAAACCATTCTTTACTCCGTCAATGAACGGCTTTATCATGTTTTTATACACCCATCCGGCTATGCCTATCAAAGCGTTTTTAACTCCATTTAAAAGGCCTTGTACAACATTACCCCCACAATCTTCTATTTCTTTGCCAAAGTAATCTCTGGCCTTCGTAAATCCTTTTATTATCAAGTCTGCAACTACTCTTGCAAGCATTCCGAACACAGTACCAACTGCAGAATAGAAAAGCGTGTAAAGCCTGCTTGCTATACCTAGCCAGTCTATGGATGTAAGCATTGTTTCTATACCTACAGCAAGCTTGCTCCAGTCGGTTGTTTGGACAATCTTTATAAGAGTATCAAGCAATCCTATTACAAACATGCCTATTGACTCGGCCACCATTCCAAAATCAAATGTGTTGAATATTGTAGTCAGACTTGTGCCGATATTCTCTCCAAGTGTTGCCCACTCAAAATTTTCTACAGCCGTATGAAATGCCCTAAAAACTCCGTTTAAGCTTTCAGCCGCCACAAGCCCTAAATTCTCCCACGGTATATGCTCCATCATGCTGTTTAAGCTTTGTGATACTGCGTCTCCTATACTCTCCCAGTCAACCGTTTCGACAAACCCTCTAAGACCCTCTACTTTCGCTTTGAAATATTCCCCCAGAGTTGCGCCGAACAATTCCCAGTCTATGGTGCTTACCATACCGTTTAAGCCATCGCCAAAAGCTTTACCAAGAGCATACCAGTCTATTTGAATTAAAAGCAAATACAGAGTATGCAGTACTGTATTTATACCTGTTCCAATCATAACTCCTATGGCATTCCAGTCTATCGTTGCCACAAGCGAATTGAACATAGTTGTAAAAGCTGTTACAAACTCCGTTATTTTCCCGCCCAAATTATCCCAGCTGATAAATTTAGTGAACATTCCCACAGCGTCATTTATCTTTTCGCCTATAAGCTTTCCAATACCTGCAAAATCTCCGGCATTGAATAAGTCTTTTAACTGCTTCGCAAAGTCACTTATGCCCTTATTTATCTCAGCTGTTTCGAACATATTTGCAGGAGATACGGCACCGCCGCCACCTCCTCCGCCACCGCCTGAGCCTTTGTTGGCATTCAGCTGTATCTGTACAAGATCATCAAAAGGTGCGAGTGCTTTTTTAGCCTCTTGGCCTGCTTTCTTTGCTGCTCCTCCTGTACCTTTTAAACTCTTTGCGTAGTCCTCATTAGTCTTCTTGGCTCTTATGAATGTTGTCTTACCGCCTAATGCTGAAAAGAACTGGTTTATATAGCTTAACGCTGTTGCAAGTAAGTTTATAAGAGCGTTTAAGGCAGGAGCCACAGCAGTTAGGATAGGAGCAAATGCAGCCGCAAAACTGTTCTTTAGATACCCCATTGAAGACATAAGCCCTGAAAGAGTAGCGTTTGCTTCGCTTGAATACTGCACAAGGTTCTGAAATCCTTCTCTAACTCCCTGTATAACTGCACGCATAGCCATACGAATCAAGAGCATTTTAAACATGTTTGATAACTTTAATATGCTCTTACTTACACCGTTTGACGCTCCGTTAATTTTCTTTGTGTTAGCTACAAAGCTTCGGATTTGAGAAGCCATCTTAGAGCCTATAGACCTTGCAAACTTTAATGCTGCACTTGTAGCTTTGCCAAACGCCGCTTGTGCAGCAGAGCCAAAGCTTTTGAGAGGTGTTCCAACAGCTCTTTCTCTTTCTTCTGTTTCAGCAAGTCTTTGTCTATACACTTCCAGCTGACTTGTGAGTTGCTGAACTCTATTCGCCCTGTCCGTATATGCAGCACTATCCGTCCCAGAGGTGAAGGCTTCGCCATCAGCTTTCAGTTGCTCCATTTCATTTCTGTATACTTCAAGCTGTCTTGTAGTCTGATCTATATCATATTGTAAGGTTTTCCACCTGCTGGAGTTATGGCTTACACCCATAGCGTCCATTTTTTCCTGTCTTGCTATGAGTGCTTCAAGTTTACTGCTTGTTGCATCTATTTGCTCTTGATACCACTGGTATTCATCTGTTGGTATCTGAGATTGCCCAATTTCTGCCATCTCTGCTGTAAGTCTTTGTATTTTAGCTTCGGTTTGCTCTATCTGATTATTTAAATTAGTTATCTTTGAGCTACCACCAAAGCTTCTTTCTATAGTGCCTCCTACCCTTTCCATATCAGTCTGGAGAGTTCTTGCGGCACCCGAGAGTGTACTAACACCTTGCTCGAATCCCGTGGTATCTACTCTGGTGTCAAACCTTAAACTTCCATCACTTCCGCCACCTGCCAATGTTACACCCCCTTTCTAAAAAATAAAAAGGGCACTATGAAATGCCCTAATTCAACAAACTGTTTAAGTAATCTATTTCCGCCTGCTCTTCCTCGGTGTACCTTGTCTTTATGTCGCAGATATTTTTATTGTGAGAATAGAAATCCTGCTCCCATTTTTCAAGTTTCTTGCCCCTCTGCTTCTTTTGCCTTATAGCTAAAACTGTTGAAAATGTTCCGCCCTCTATTTCCATAAAGTAGCCCATAAACGTCCACCAGTGAAGATATTTTTCTGCTCTCACCTCTTTACTTGCAACACGATTTATTGCCGGAAAGATAATAGTTGCGTCCTGTACCCAGTCTATTACCTTTCTTTGCTGTACTTCATTGCCTGACTTACCGCAGTCAACAAACCATTTTGCTTGCTCTAAGGCTTCTTCTATGTTAGCGCTTGATACTTCCCCGTAATTATCGCCGTATATCCTTTTTAGAAGTATATAGAGACGTTCCTTGTCGTTTATTTCAGGATCTTCACAAGCCTCCAAAAACACTAATATATTTCTAAAATCAGTATTTATGGAATATTCTTTTCCTGCAACTGTTAATGCAGTCGGTAAGCACCCTATCATTTTATTACATCAATATACTTGTCTATTCTTGCCTGATTCTTCTTTGCGTACTTTTCTATAGCTGGTTTCATAATATCTATGAGACCGTCAAACACGCCCTCAAACAAGTATTTTTGTCCAACAATACAAAGAGGTGACTGCCCATCAAAGATAGTATCATACACATCTGCATTGAATACCTCGTTAAAAGCCTTACGCATAGCAGAGGTAAAGTCTGCTATGTACGCACCATCTTTTTCTAATCCACTCTTTGCCGTGCCGTCAGGATTAAGTTCTACATCTTCAGGTACGCTGTAATTCTCAAAATCCTTTTGCATTTTCAGGATTCTGTTGATTATCTCAGGATCTGCGGGATTAAATCTTATTACTTTGTTTGGATCATCATTGACGGTAAAGCTTTCTCTACCGTCATTAAAAGATAAATTTTTCATTTGTGTAACTCCTTATCTGTATTCTTAATCAGCTGTAAATGTCTTTGATGTTAATACAAACTTACCCTTTACTCTGTTGCCTGTGTAATGAATGTTGAAAGGTATCTGATAACCTGTAGTATCACCGCCGTAGCTTGAAATCTCAATAATTGCGTCCTCTTTGTATGCAACATATGTTCCCGGAGTTCCGTTATCCTCATCCCAAAGATGTACCTCTACAACATCAGTAGTAAGGTCATCAAGTGTCTGACGCTCATCTATGATAGCCTGCAACCTTGTAAATAATGGATCTCCTACCTCAGCATAATAAGGCTCTACAGATGCCTCAGGCTGATATGTGGTAAGATTTACAGATGTTTCACCTAAGATATTACTCTTCTTCTCTGTGTTGGCGTTCATCTCAATCTTATACTCTTCAAGGTCCTTACCTAATCTTGCATATGCTGCAGTGGTACCGGTCTTATTTGTATTTATAAAGTGCGCCATGAATTTACGCTTAATCTTTCCTGTTACTGCCATGTTTATTCCTCGCTTTCTAATTTATACTCGGCGTAAATTTGCAATTGATACATTACGCCATCATTTATAGTTTCCCCAACTAAGCCCATGCTCATAGCATTAGCAGTTGTAGCTTTTAAAAATATTCCTTGCTTTTCTTCGCCCTCAACTTCAAAGGTTACAAGTTCCTCAGGTAAATGCTCTAGCCAGTACGATAATTCATATAAAAAATTGCTGTTGGCCAACCTGTTATAATCTGTATAAGACTGACCAATAGCATACAATACAAAGTTATGTTTTCGTATCTGTGTGCCCTGTATATCTTCTTTTACAAGGCTGTCACCTGTGCTTGATAGACCGTAATTCGTGGGCTGTGGCTCTGTAAAATCTATATGGACATCATCCCCAGCAAGGAATTCTGATATCTTAGGATAAGCTGTCAGCTTCTCCCTCATAAAGTCTATGATTGTCATATACTGCCCCTGTCTATCAATGCCTGTGTGGCCTTGAGTATATCTTCCTTGTGGTCAGCCTTCATTCTGTCAAAGAACTTTTTGCCTCTCATAGGTGCTCCGAAGAACTGTAACTCCCTTACAGGGCTTGACATAACCTTTGTTACGCCCTTCCTAGACCTCCACTCTCCAGCGTATGGACCTGATTTTATCTTAAAACCTGCTGTTTTAAATACGGGGTCTACATACACGATACCTTCATGCAGATAATGCGCATACGGTCCGGGTATATCTATCTGTCCGCTTCCTACCACTGTAGCCATGGCCATCATGTGCTCAAGCTCTCCGCTTTGTCTTCTCGGCATGTAATCGCCCATATAACGCATAGTTTCAGTATCAACGAAAGACTGCACAGTATTCTTTAGTCCTAAGCCCTTATCACGCATTATCGCATCTGTTGGCTTTATATCTAAACTTCCATCAAACATAAATACCTACTTTCCTGTTAATTCATAGTGCTGTACTGACTTGCTTCCATACAATCTTTCATCTGCCGATACAAGTGTTAAGGCCTTGTGGTTTGTCTTTAGCTTCGCTATACCTTCCGCAATAGTAGCCTGAGAAGTGTTATCAAAGCCAAAATCAATAACACCCTTAACCATTAAATCCTTGCCCTTGGTAAAGTTAATAGCTCCTTTAAGGCTGCTAAGGGGTATCATAACTAACGCTGTACAGCTACCCCTTTGCCCTGTTTTAATGAATGTAGAGTGTTCTACATCTTCCCAGTACACATTTTTTACTACTTGCCGTGTAAACTTCTCAAGCTTTCCATCTTTAGTACATAAGTACAGCGTGATATCTGAATTAGTAAACATCTTACAGCCCCCTATAACAAAGACCTGTATTGCCTAGCCATTTAATCACAATATCGTACTGCTTAGACTTAAAAGACTCTTCTCTATCTGCTTTACTCGAAAAGCCGACAGAGTAGGATCCTATTCGTTCGGATGTTTTATTGCCCGTATCTCTTGACTGTGTTTCATTTTCACATATTAATTCAGCCAATTCACAACAGCAAAACTTTACATCTTTCGGAATGTCCTCAACTCCTTCAAGCCTTCCAAATGTGTACATGTCTATTATTCTGCTTGCACCTCTTGCGTAGTAATCAAAACCGGCACCAACGGTCGGATTCTTTCCCTGCAGATATTCTCGTGTGTAAAAGCTATAGTCCGCATACCTTACCATCAGTGCCACTCTCCTATTCCTTTGCTTTCTTTGCCTTTGCTGCTTCTGCCTTCAAGGCTTCGTTCTCTGCCTTAAGTGTCTCAATAATGTCCTCGGCCTTTGCCTCTGTACTTACTCCCATTCCTATCTGTCTCATGCAATACTCCTTCCTTATGCCTTATGGCTTAGATAAATGCCTGCAACCTTATTCTTATACGCATCAACAAGACCGTACTTACGATACTTTGAGATATAAGAATCAGCGTTCGGATTGTTCTCAGGTGCAATAATGTCTGAAGCGATATGCTTGTCAAACTTGATAATTGCAGGCTTATGAACGATCATAAAGTTGATATCCTTACCGCTTGCAGCCTTCTTGTAGTGTCCAAGCTCCTCGCCTGAGCTCTTTCCGTCAAGCAACTCTATAACTGTATAGAATCTTGACTGTGGCACTGCCTTCTTCACCATAAAGGTATCAAGTATCTCTCTTGACTTTGTAGTGTCAAGGGACATAACACTGTTTAACAATGTTGGAGTTGCGTACAAAATTCTGTTATCAAGCGGCACTTCATCCTCATCCATCTTGTTCTTTGCCTCAATAAGTGCAGACAAGAAATCAGATGCATTTGCATATGTTGCAGGTGTTGCCTTTGATATTCCTGTAAGCCCGGCAAGTGTAGCAAATACAAAAGCATCGGCCTCAGGTGCCACCTTCTCCCTCTGAAGTGTTGCTCCTGCCATACCAAAAGCAATGTTGAATGTCTCCTGATCATCCATAGTATCAACAGATATCTTTGTGCCTCTGTCATAGTTAAATGTTGCAGTCTTCCATACAACATTTACGGATCCATTTGTGTATCCGCTGTTTCTGTCATAATCTCCAAGACCTGATACAGAAATCTGTGGATATAAGATTTCCTTTGCATTTGCTCCGGCTCTCATCATTGACGCATCGCTTGTCAGATCCGCTGTAACTGACGCATTCTTGTAGACTTCATCAAGTAGGTCCGTATAATTTTTTGCTAATGTAATATTGTTTGCCATGTTTATTTATCCTTTCTTATTTATCCGAGGTACTCAACCCCATTGCAGCCCTTAGTGACATAGTGTTTGCATCCATACCCGTATTACCTCCACCTGTAGGAGCGGTAGGATTATGAATAGGTTCATCACTCCCGAAAAGGTATGAATTTTCCTTCTGACACGCCTCCAGAGCTGTCTTAATATCAGTGCTCCTGTCCTTGCTTGCCTTTAATGCCTCAATGTCAAGTAAGGCCCTAACAGCTTTCGCACTCTTTCCGCCTGCTGCATTGATAGCACTCTCAAGAGTAGAGTCAAATTGCATATCCGCAATCTTGCCTTCATATTCAGCTTTGGAATCCTCATACTTCTTCTTGTAATCTTCAACCTGCGCTTTCACCTGGTCATAGTCCTTGAAGCTTTCAATAGTTGTATTTGCTTCCTGTAACTGTGTCTTTACCTGCTCAAGTTCTGCTTTTACCTGTGCTACTTCACTCTTTGCAGCTTCAATATCATTGCCGTTCTCGGCCATAATGCTATCAATCTGCTCCTTTGTGAGTCCCATGTCTTCTAATGACTTTCTTTTCATATTTGTTCCTTTCCTCACTACACTTTTTACGAGTTCGCTCTCATGTGCTGACTGTTTTACGTCTAATCAACTGACAAAATTGTATTAAAAAAGCACCCTATTCAGGTGCTTTGATTTTTAACAGGCGTCTATTCTTCTTCCCACTTTTTCATTTCTTTACATCGTTCTGTTTCTTTCTCTATATCCCTCTCGACCTCTTCCAGCGTTCTACCGGAATCAACTATCGGCCCATCATAATAGCTTAATCTTCTCATAACTTCCTCCACTTAATACCATAATCTATTTCGAACTGTTCCAATGCTTTTATATTAGCTTCTACCCCATTAGTGTAACCCATCTTCGTGTATTTTTCAACTGTATCGTCAAACAACCTTGCTGAAAACGGTTTATTACCAACCTCATAGGTATATATATCCCCGTTGTGGCAAGCTATGACCCCCATTTTGTACCTGCGAAATCCGGCAGATGCAAAATCAGCCCCCGATGGTGGTATGTTCGTCGGGTGATTGTGTATGCTAATCAAAGAATACGGTTGACTTTTACTTACCGCATTAAGTAAGCTTTTGTTGTATTCAACTTCATAATCTGAACTACTTGACGTTTGAGAGCCTACTATTTCACCTTTCGATTTATCCAAAAGATACATGTCTTCTAATCTTGTTCCATTGCGATGAATCAGCATAGCTTTTGCTCTCTGATATATGCTCTCGTTAACATCCTGATTATCTGTAATTGTTTTGAACTTTGCTTTATACTGTTTTGAATTAATAAATTTTAAATCAACCTTACTGCTATCTCCTGCTGCACCCTTTTTAGATGATATTCCTCTTTCTGAGTTATTACCGACCCCGACTTTCAACCTCTCCAGCTGTTGCGGCAATCCCATAGCCTTAGAAAACTCTGTATATAAAGCTTTAACAGATTGTAATTTACTTTGCTTTGCGATAAGCACATCTTTATCTACTTCCGCACGACTAAGCAATATTACATCCTGTTTTAGCTTTCTGATAGTCCTTTCAAGCTTTCTTTGATACTGCAAGGCATCATAAACAGTGTACTCTTTACCCTTAAACTCCTTAGGCGTATTCTCTTTTTTATTCTGTTCTTCAAGCCATTCATCTGTATATTTTCGCTTTGATATGCCTTTGATAAACGGCCACTTGATGTGATAGCAGTTAATACCGGCAAAGCCTAATATATCACCTTCACCGCATATAGTAATCATTTCCTGCTTTGAATATACTTTACCTTGCCATTCTTGGTGGTTTTCAATGCCTATGCCCTTATTTCTCGCTCCAGGGTGCCAATCGACTTCAAAGTAATCAGTATCCAACTTTTTTGCGTTGCTTTCATTGATTTGGTTAGTCATTTGCGCAACGCCTGTCATCAGAGCACGTCTTACAGCAACTTCTATGCGGTCTGTTTTACCCGAAGCATAGTTTACTACCCTAAGCCCGCTATTCGTCATCTCGTCAATCACAGAGCCTATAGCTTGGCTATATGTATATGCTCCGCTTGCTATTCCTATAAGGCTTTTATCAAGGCTCTTTGCAAAGTAGTCGGATAATGGAGTAAATGCAAGTTTACCATTCTGCATAATATTAAAACCCGTTGTCTTTGTTATATTCTCAAATGGTTTTATATTGTCCTTCGTGTGCTCTCTGGTGGCATTTACTAATTGTTTCAGCCACTCATTATCTTCATAGGCTAAATACTCCCTGCCTACCTTAGTAAAAAGGTCCTTGCGCGTTATATAATCAGCCTCAACCGCCTTATCGTATATCTTGTCTATGTCGATATTGGCCTGCTCAAGCTTTTCTTTTAACAGCTTCTTTATGCTTGAACCATTGCGATCTAATACCGTAAGCCTGTCAAGCATATGTTCACCAACCGGCGCAATCTCATAAGCCTTCTTAATTCGGTCTACTACTTCGCCCATTACTTCAAGCTCAAGCTTTGATATAGTACGTTCAAGCGGTTTAGGAAGCTTCTCCATCTCCTGCGGTGTCATTTGCTTACTCCTCAGTCAATACCGGCTCAGGTAAGTTCTTTTTAGCCTCTGATTCCGTCTCTCCGTACCACTTACAGCGATATTCTAAGAGCGACATAACTCCCATAGCCACATCCTGCCTGTCCTGTTGCCTCTCTGTCTCTTCGTCTACAAGAATACTGTCCTTGAATGTGCATACAAATTCGTATCCAGTCTTTGTAAGCCCGTTATAAAATGCCAGGGCATACACTAAGTCTTCTAAGCAATCCTTTAAGTTGGACTGTATCGCCTTTACCCTGTTAAACTTACGTTTCTTTGCGATCTTCGCTTCTGTGGCCGTCTTATCCACATTGCTGACATCGGACAAATCTCCGTAAGATAAACAAGAGTTAAATTCTATTCTTCTAAGATATGCATTCAAACCGCTTATAATGTTACTATCTCTAAATTCAGGACTGTATTCCTGGTATATATCGTCCCCATTACCCTTAGATAGGTTTAATGCCCTATATAACCTTTCAGATAGCTTAGGCATCTTGAAAGTCTTATTACCTTCTTTGCCTATGATTGGCACGGCTTGCAGTGCTGTAATATCTACATGTACAGCTCTCTCACCGCTTTCAAACTCCCAATCAAGTCTTGCAAATTGTGTATCTGTCATCTTTATGAGATTTATGGAGGTATCAAATACCGACACTCCACAAGGTGAATTGTCCACAGTATTCTTTATAGGGTTTCTGTAATACCCGAAATCAGGCTTTTCTACTCCTGTATAAAACACATCCTCAGGAAGGTTTGCCCACTCTTCTATATCTGTCAAAGCAATAGGTGAGCCAATGCTGTTACCGTCTGAAGACTTATAAGCTTTATTCTGTATCCTCAGTGTTTTATCTTCTTTCCATTCGTGGTATTCAAGCCTTATATAAAAAGTGCTTTCGCCTACTCTCTTAACCTGTATAAATACCACACTTGTAAGCCTATCTTTTGAGTTAAATGCAAGCGGTATAAATCTATCTGCTGTTATATACTCAACCGCATCACCCCCCAAAGGCTTTATACAAAAGGATCCTAACCCAAGCCCAAGCTGTAAGTTCTCATTCAGTGCCCTGATAGACTCCTGAAATATTATATCGACCTGTTCAATTGATACACTCGCCTCCATCTCATTAAGGCATACATTAGCAAACTCCGTACAAATGCCCTGCTCTATCATCAAAGAACTTACTTTGTTATCAATCCAAGAGGCTTGACCGTTATACATAGCGTTCCATGTCTCTATTTTATTTATCATTGCTTGGCTGATAGCTATGTCCTGCCCTATCACCTGCTTTATAGTTTTTGAAGGAAACACTTTTCTAATCACCCCTCTTATCATTTCTATCAATCTGCTAAACATTTTACTGTCCTTTTTTCTTCCAGATTCGGTTAGTTGCATATCTTACCGCATCTATACAGTGGTCATTACCATCAGGATATCCGCTTATAACATTATCCTCTTTATCTCTCTCATATTCATAGTCTAAAAACTCCTGTGCAGCCTCAGGACATCTGACATTATCAATGATTATCTCTTTTAAAGACTGCAGCCATTTGTATGAGTATTCTCTACTGCCCGGACCTTTTTCCGCTGCTCTTGCAAGTAGTCCATAAGCTTTGTAATCACCTATAGATTTATTCTCTGCACTATCACAAGTAATTATGTCATTGCCTGTAATGCCCATCTCAATAAGTGTATTCGCTGTCTGTTCATTGCTTTGCTTGTTACAAGTGTACTCCTGCCAAATATATAGTTTATGCTGTGCAGGCTCATAATGAACACGCACAAAAGCAAATAAATCAGGATACCAACCCCAGTCAACACCGTTTAGAATGTGGTCAAATTCCGCTATCTCTTCATCTGCTATCTGTCTTATAACAACATTGTCAAATACCGAACCGCCTGCACCGTTGGCAACGCCCATATACTCAGTTTCATAAGCGTCGGGATTAGTTTCCTTCAAGAACTCTGCTTCTTCAAGGAACGGTTTGCCAAGCCACTTAGCAGGCACTTGTAAGTAGTTACTTTCTATTACCGTCCTTGACTCTTTAGGCACCTTTATATATTTATTAGCCCAGTTATTTGATGTCTTAGGCGGGTTAAATGACTTAAATATATAAGCAACATCGCCGCCACGAATAACAGACTGCTCTATCTTTCTGACTGATTCGGGTCCCGCAAACTGATCTAACTCCTCAAACCATAAAATGCCAATGTATCCGAACGGCACCTTTATAGACTTAATCTTACCCGGATCGTCCGCACCTCTGAAATATATCTTTTGCCCTGTGCTTTTCCGTGTAATCTCCATAGGGCTAACAGTCGCATGAAACTCTTCTGTAAGGTCCAGAGCGTCTATTGCCCACATAATCTGTTGATACACAGAACCTCTGAGCGTGTCCGCCACCTGTCGCATTACTACAGCGTGCATATTATCGTTACGCATTATCAAGTCTATAACTTGCAATGACACGAAAGAAGATTTTGTTGAACCTCTACCGCCAGGGAAAACGTATTCAGTGTAGTTGTGTTCATGTATATCAAACAATACAGGAGCAAATACAGGGGCCACCATGCTTGCAGGTATCCCTGTGTACTTTGTTCCTTGTGTGCTTGAATCATCAGGTTTTAATTTTTCGTTTTGTAGCTTTATCTGTTCTATCTTTATTTTCTGCTCTTTAATATCCAGTGCCGTCTTAGTCTGCCCTATTAGGTCCCTGACTTCTTTAAAGGCTGATACAGCATTTTTATTGCCCGGATCCGCCGCTATATCTATCAAAGACTTAATCATCATTTCAGATATATCACCCGTAATCATGCCCTCTGCTATCTTTCGCAAGTCCGCTTTTCTTCTACGGGCAACTCCTGAAGCTTTACCGCCTTTTCTGCCACTTTCTCTCGCTTCGTCCTCGCTTCGCTCACTAAACGGTATTAAGTTATCCTGCCCATTTGCCACTCACCTCACCTTCCCATCTGTCTAATTCGGCAACAAAAAAGAAGGCTCTCACCTTCATACTCTAAATTTATCTTGATATGAACCGATAGCCACAATATTGTCCTTATCTTTGTCTATCCAGTCCGGTACATTTCCGTAAAATATTATCTTTTTAGGCTTTAAACATTTCTGCATTTCAGTATACCCGTCTAAGAACAATCTCTTTGCATCTCTATTCTTCATACACCCGACACTTGATATTGCCACAGTACCCCCGATAGGCTCCCCATCAAAGCACCATTCATAGCTGTCGTGGTCGCTCCATGCTATAGTCGGTATTACATTTATGCCTAGGCTCTGCCAGTACGCCGCTAACCAATGCTTGCGATAGTGGTTATACATCTGCATTATTTTCGGATAATCAGTATATAGCGAAAAATCAGGACTCAGTACATACTTAAATTTCTTTAAGATATTTATGTACTTGTCAGGTTCTCTCCATACTCTAAAAAACTGATAGTCATCCAGAAAGAAATGCAGTCCCGTACTTTCAAACTCACCTTTGTAGCTTTTAGCATAGTTGAAAGATATCCAGTTCTTTACGCTGCCATACCCACAAGGCTCAATAGCCGGGATATCATACTTGCCAACTACCTCAGGATAGAACTTATGCAGATTTTCCATAGTCTTTCTTTCCTGCATATCTATCCCCTACCACTTCTTTTAGCGTACCCCGTAAACCATCTTTCAACTGATTTCGTCAACCTCTTTTGAGCCCTCTCATAAGTAGTTGATGTAATTTCTCTACTTGTAGCTTCCCCGTATCCGTTCGCAAATGTTTTCTTTTCCGCAGGCTCACTTTTTGCCTGTTTAGACCTCGCTTCCGCATCTGCTTTATATGCCTTGCTTAGCTTTTGAACAATATCATCTCTCTTTGATTTTGTAGCGTAATATTCTTTTCTCGCTTCTCTCGTCATTTGTCCGTCTTTATCCGTCTGCCTTACCAAGCTCGCCATCTTATCTCCAAGAGCTTTCTTTTGTGCCTCTAGGCTCTTTATAGAGCCCCCCCAGCACTTGCTCCGCCTCCGGCTCCTGCACCTGCTCCAGAACTTGCTGAACCTCTTCCGCCCATATCGCAATCCTCTTTCATCCTTTCCAACTTTTACATAGCTGACCAATACGCTCTATGCCTATTTACTCCACGTCTTGAACTTCTTCCGCTTAACTCTTGTGCCTGTTTACGACTATTCTCTATGTTTCTTTTACTCTCAGCTTCTAATTGTTTAGAACTAATCTTCTCTATTGTTGCGCCGTTGGCCTTTGCATTGGCCACAAGCTCCTTCAACGTATGCCCCGGCATTTCATCCATCGTGTCATACCTTCCAGCTTCCGCTTGGCTGTGCTTGTAGAGAACTCCGTTGTACTCCGTTAGTCTAACTTTTGTCTTGCCGTCAGCACTGGTAATTACTACGGTTCTTTCTTTACCGTTTGTAGCATTACCGCTACCACCGCCACCTCCCGAACTACCAGATCCTCTTCCACCCATAAATATCTCCTTTTATCTTTTTCATGGTTATCCTCCCTTTGCATACAAAAAAGACAGCCGCGCTTGACCACACATGACTGCCTTAATTGAAAAATAGCTTAAGAGGTTCATTACAACGATTTCCTCCGAAAAACTGAGAGCGGTAAAATGCCCACCCGCTCTCACGCCCTTAAAAGGAGGATCTTATGAAAAAGTGTGTACTTACTTAAACTTTTCACATGTACACTATATCACAGAAGCGGGAGGAACTAACAGGAACTATTGTAAATTTCTTCAAATTTTTTCAAGGCCTTCTCGTGTATCTTACGCACCCACCTAGATGATATGTCTGTATTCTCAGCTACCTGTTCAAAGGTTAAGTTTGACACATAGTACATAGACAATACTGCTTTGTGCTTATTATTCTCCAGGCTATCTATAATCTGTGTAGCCTCTACCTTAAGGTCTACCAGCTTATCTATGTCGGCATTTATTTGTATCTCAAGCTCTGTAATCTTTATAACTGTGTTCTCTATTCCTCCGGATCCACTGCCCTGTACCCTCTCGCTTAGGTTACTTGTAACCTTAGTTGCTAATGCTCTTATTCGCTCTTTTTCAAGAAGCTTTGCATTTATGACATTATCAAGCGTCTTCAGCTGCCTTAAATATTCTTTTGCTGTCATTACTCACCTCCTGTATTTTACCTCTTCCCCATCTTTTGATCTGACTAGTATCCAATTTGGAAAGCCTTTTGCGTTATGCTCGTATGGTAAGTACCCGGACTTAACGATCTTTAGTCCCGTCTTATGAGTTTTTTCGCACTCCTCCGCTTTGCTCTTATCGTTATAGCTTGTTCCACACAGCTCACACGTATACACTGTTTTTATCTTCATGCTTCTACCTCTTCGATTACTTTTTTCATCTCTCTAAGTCTTTTAATCAAATCTTTTTCGTGCTGCTCTGCTTCCTCTTCCAGAATCCTTGCCCCTACCTCTGCAAATAGCATTTCTCTATCAATCGTGAAATCTGCAGGGAAGCCCACATCTTCATAGCCGATTCCCTTCTTAAAAATTTTAAAGCTTATAAGTAATTCATCTTTTTTCGCAGCGACTCTAAGCTTTTCAGCTAATTCACGAAACTTGCGGGATGCAGTTCTTGAAAATTTTACACCTTCCAATCTTTCGATAATCTTATCTATATCATTCTTCATTTACTCACCGCCTCACTTTAGCAACTCATCTAGCCTCTGATAAGCCTTTATAATTTCATCATCGTACTCTTCAATTTGATTTCTGAGCTTTTCCTCGATCAAAACTTCTATTTCTTCTATATCGTTGCCGCGTAGAGGCATAGGAACGCATTCTCTGTATCCATCATCGTCACTATATCCTGTAAGTGATGTAGTGCTGCATTGAAAGGCATCTAAAAACTTAAGCACGCCCATCGTGTCTTCCAGCTTGTTTTCGTAAAAGCTCGCCTTCTCGTTAAGATCGTTTATTTCATCAATTTTGTTCTTTAATTCTTTTATTCTCTTATCTTCCATTGTTTTTTCCTCCTTGCTCTTCACCCCTAGTAGCTATCTCACCGCCACACGCAGCGTATCCTGCAACATCAATCCAACTGTCTTTATCTCTTCCCTCACTTGACTTTATTCTTGCAGTCTTCAGCAATATCATCATTGCAGCCACCTGTGGCGCTGATATAGGTATGTCTAAGAAAGCACTCCACATCTTTGCTATAGCGTTAAAGTTATCCTCCGGCTCTCCATACTGTAAATTTCTGTCACCGCATACACATTCATTTGCCAAATCTAAAATCTCTATTCTTGTCATTCGTTAATCACCGTCCTGTATATTGCTGTTTTTCCATCTTTTGACTTTAAAATAACCATTCTAGGAAATCCATGATTTACCCAGTCGCAGGGTTTGTACTCTGCTTTTTCAACCACAAGGTCAGTCTTGTGACCTTCCTCGCACTTTTTCGCTTGCTTGCGGTCGCTATAATCGGCTCCGCAAATTTCACAGCGGTAAACTGTATGCTCTTTCATCACTCGTTCTCCTTTATCTCCAGCCAAAATCCTTTAACTCCATCTTTCTCATAGCAAAAATCCGTATCGTATCCCTCGGCTTCATATTCGTGCATCAGCTCTATTAAGTCGTCAGAATCTTTGCACCTGATATATCTAACTTCTGTCATTACTCATTCTCCTTTACTCGTGTAGCAAACGCTAAGCCTAACCACTCATCAACTTCTTTTATGTAAACAATGTCACTATTTTCACCGGCATAATATCTTATACCCTGCCCAAATGGTTTTATAAGTTTCTCATCTACAAAAATTGATTTATCATCTTTTGTCTTAAATTCTTTCAGCTGTCTTCCATCCGGTAGAATCTTTATCACCTTTGTATCCGTCAGCTGGTCTGCAGTCTCCGCACTTTTGAAAATATTATCTACCCTCGTGTTACCAAATCCTGCAAACGCAGGATTTAATAAGCTATACTTCTCCGGTATCAGGTATATTGATATGCCTTTATACATAAGCGGTATATATGTGTTCCCGTCTATCGTGACAGTGCTACAAATTCTATAGTTCGCTGCTTTACCCGTGATTTTTGACTTACAGATGTTTTTTACCCCATCCGCCTGTACTTTTCCAAAATCTATCATTTTTTCAATCTCTCCTTTACTTCTTGTATTCTAGCTTTTAAGCTGTCAAGCAAGGCTTGCTGTGTATCGCTCTTGCCCTCAAGCGCTTTGGCCACATCCTCATCACGCTTGCCTTTTACAAGCAATTGATGAACTATAACCTTTTGCTTTTGTCCTTGCCTGTGAAGTCTTTTAAGTGCCTGTTGGTACAGCTCTAGGGACCAGTTAAGACCAAACCATATCATGTGATTACCTCCGTCCTGTAAGTTAAGCCCATAGGCTGCACTTGCAGGGTGCGCAAGCAGTAGCTCTATTTTCCCCTCGTTCCAGTCTTTTTGGTCCTGTACGGTCTTCAGCTCTCTGCACTGCGGAAACTCTTTTATGATTCGGTCTTTGTCGTGCTGGAAGCTGTAGAACAATAAAATATTATGGCCTTTCAGTGATTCTATAATCTCTTTCAGTGCGTCCATCTTGCAGTCGTGTATGTGATGGACCCCTCTGTCTTCATCATACACCGCCCCGTTGCAAAGCTGTAAAAGCTTATTTGAAAGTGCAGCTCCATTTGTAGCAGATATTTCTCCATCAGGAATTTGCAGAATATATTCTGTTTCAAATTCTCTGTAAACCTTATCGGCCTTGGCGTCTAAAACTACATACGTTGGGTTTATAACAAGGTCAGGAAGCTCTAAATAATCACTTGCCTGCATTGATATGCAAAGGTCTGATAACTCTTTGGATATAAGCTCTTTGGCTCCGTCTTTAGGGGTGTAGTTTTGTCTTCCTGATGCATCTGCTGTGTAACTATCAAAATACCTGTTACGGTATTGAGTAATAGTCTTATAAAGCCTTTGACCCTTATCAAGCAAATACACTTGCGCCCATAAATCCATTAAGCCGTTAGGCGCCGGAGTTCCCGTAAGCCCTATAATTCTATCTATCCTTGGCCTTATAGCTTTTAAATCCTTAAACCTCTTTGCTTCTCTGCTCTTAAAACTTGATAGCTCATCTATAACCACCGTATCAAAAGGCCAATCATTTTTGTAATAATCCACAAGCCATGATACATTTTCACGGTTTATAACATAGATGTCTGCAGGTGTACAAAGCGCTCTAATTCTCTTTGCGCTACTGCCAAGGCAAGTGCTTATTCTTAAATGTTTTAAGTGGTCCCATTTATCGGCCTCAAGTGCCCAAGTTCCTTCTGCAACCTTTTTCGGCGCTATGACTAAGGCTTTTGAAATCTCAAAACGGTTATAAAGTAAATCATTAAGGGCGGTTAAAGTTATTACAGTCTTTCCAAGTCCCATATCAAGAAACAGCCCAATTTCTTTTTGCGATATTATTCTTTCGATGCAATACCTTTGATAATTATGCGCTTTGAATATCATTTAAAAACTTATCTACTCCCTCTTTGCTGTCGATCACAAAAACCTTGCAACCCAAATCCTTAAGCCTGCCTATCTGCCTGTCCTGTAGTTGGCTTGTTTTTCCTCCAGGTCTTTTAAGCTCTATGAAATAAATCTTGTTTCTCGGCATTACTACAAGCCTATCGGGTACTCCTGCATTGCCCGGAGATGTAAACTTGAAGGCTATACCGCCCAGCTTTTTTACTCCAAGTCTTAAATATTCTTCAATCTCTCGTTCTCTCATTTTCTTAACCGCCAAAACCAATTATTTATATCGTCCTCTTGCTGGTGAAAAGTTTCCACACCTAAATTTTTTCTTGCCGCTTTGAATTCGCTTTTCTTAAAGCCTGTCTTTTTAAATTCAGCTCTTACCCAATCTACCAAATGCCATTCTTCATCTTTTAACTGATCGACTAACCAATCTTCACAAGTCATTTTTTCTCCTTTCAATTTAAAAAAGGGGGCAACTTTGACGTTTTTTTCTATATATATATGTATTAGGGGTATATATACGGTATATAGTGTCTATTTTATATAGTTATATACTTAATGTTGCTGTTGCCCTAATACTACAAACCCTTATAAATCAAGGCTTTAGGGGGCAACATTTTTATATCCTCTTTGGTCTCCATGGCAGCCGAATTTCATCACTTTATTGCAGTGTTCAAATCCATCTAAGCTGCTTAGAATCCCATTTATTTCTATAGTATCCTGTCTTCTTGCTGTGCTTGCGTCCTTGCCAAAGCACTCTGTCCAGATCTCCGCCGCACATATCCTATCCCTTTTTACAGTATTACCTTTGTATGTTTTGTACTCGAAAGACCAGTAAGCTCTTCTTTGCTCCAGGCTGTATGTGTTCCATCCTTCCGGTACTTCTTTTTCTACAAAGTTTCTTACCATTCCTGTCTTAATAGAAACCTCTCTATGCTCTTCCTGTACAAGTCTGGCCATTGCTTCTACGTCTTTTGGTAGGTGTAATTTCTCACCTAATTGCCAGTAAAAATATGCTTCTGCCCATATTTGGTCTTTTTCTTTTGGAAGGTCATTAAAAACAGATTTTGCGGTTTTAAGCGGGTCCGCATCTACTGGCCAAAACCTACGGCTCCCCGTCGGGTCCCTTAAGTATTCGCTATCATTTGTAGTTCCAAAGAATACGCACTTTCTGGGAAACTGCGCTGTTCTTCTTCCGTACGCTTCTCTGTATATATCATCGGTCTTTGAAAGAAACTGCTTTACCGTATTAGTCTCCGACTTAGACATACCACTAAGCTCTCCGACTTCTACGATCCATCTGCCCTGAATAAGTTCCGCCGCTTCTTTTCCCTCAAAAGTCATAAGGCTGTCTGAAAACCAATCACCACCGAGCGTTGCAAAGAAAGTACTCTTACCTATACCCTGCGCCCCTGATACAATCACCATGTTGTCAAACTTGGCTCCCGGTTGCATAACTCTTGTTACTGCTGCAACAAAAGACTTTCTAGCTACAGCTTTTACATATAGGCTGTTTTCAGCCCCGAAATAATCTATAAATAGATTCTCAAGCCTTTGCACTCCGTCCCAACTAAGCCCCGTTAAATAGTCTTTAACGCTATTAAAAGCGTGCTTGTGGGCGCATAAAGCGGTTGCATCATATATCTTATCTTTACCCGTGATTCCGTAAACGCTTTCCAGATACCATCTAAGGCCTGCATCGTCTGTGTCGTTCCACTGTCTTTTTTCTTCTTCACTATTCCAAGGAAGCGCCCCCAGTGCAACACCTCTGCATGCGAATTCATCGAGAGCTATTTTATCTTTTAACAGCGGATCATTATCAAGTATCAGACTTATATTGCCTATTGTCTTTTCCACTGCTCCATTGCTATTGATTTTAAGCCCTGACATCCAATCGCTGTTATCATCTGTTATGTCGGTTTTAAACTCTCCACTTGCCTCTTCATATCTCTCTTTAGTTAAAAGCACAGATACCTCTTTAATGCCCCTTACAAGCTCCGCCATGGCCAAATAAGAAGGCAACTTATTTGTAGGAGTATCCGGCTTTATGTCTGCGTCCAAGTCACCAAACTTATGAAGCCTTACAAGGTCCCAAGCATTACACAGTCTTCCGCTTGCAGGGTCTGTAGCATGATGCGAATACAGCCACAGCCCGTTGTATACGATTGCACCTCCTGCGGTTGAACCACCTGAGTAGGTGTATCTGTCCTCGTGCTCTGTGCTTAAGTAAGCCCCTGGAATAAGCTCATCCATAGCCCTGTAAATGTCGTAAGTTCTACAAAAAGCACCTATGATTCCACCCTTCTCTCTTGGATCCTGTTGCTTATCGGCCAAGTGTGTATACTTTTGAGCTTCGTTCGGTACAAGTGGCCATTCTAAGTGATTATGCCAGTCGTTGTACATGGCCAGCACACCTTTAGGATCTAAGAATCCACCTTCGAGAACTTTAAAAACATACACGCTATCACTACTGCAACTTGGGTTGTACATAAGTCTTGAAGCCTGGAATGTTGTCGGGTCTGCCCACTCTATTCCTATAAGCTCCGCAACCTTTCTTGCTATTGGTTCATACTCTTCGGCTGTTACGGTGTTTGCAAGCGGAATAATTACTCTAAGCCTCGGCCTTGCAGGTTCGTGCTTTCTTGTACTGTGTACTAAAAGGGCACAGCCAAGCAAAGTTATTCTTTTTAAAACTTCGTCGGTCATTCCGCTTGGAATATTATCGAGGTCAAGCGTAACTAAATCCCTACTCTCTACACTTCTTGCCCCTCTACGGCCGTTTATGAGAGCACCGCCCACATAACCGCCGACATCCTTAAGTTCGTCCTGCTTCGATTTAGGAAGGCTTAAAAAGTGTTCCAGTGTTTCAGGCGACCTTACAGGAGTCTCTAATTTTTTTATGAATTCCGACCACCAAATTGTCTGCCTCTGCCACTTAGCAGAAAATCGACTGGCGGCAATGGAAATAGTCAGCTTTTTATCCGTCATATTTTAGTCCTTTTTATAAAACATTGATTCGAAACCGTCGCCACGTAGTATAAGCCCCCGGGCCCACGGCACGGGCTCCGCCATTATATCTGTAAGTTCTTTAAGTTCTCTATCTACAGGGCTGTCAATTACCATTTCATCATGTATGTGCATCACTACTTTAAATCCCTTTGCTGCAGTCTTTTTCATACTTAATGCCAAACAGTCTCTTGCTATCGCTTGAACGATATTCTCAACTATCTTTCCTCCGTAGGTGCCTATTTCGCCCCATTTCTTAGTTCCCTGTTCTACACCCATGTAAAACATCTGCTCTTTGCACTTTTCATTAATCTTAAGTGTAGGGTTTATGTAAAATAACTCTCTACCGGAAGGTAGTGTAATTATCATAAAATTATCTGCTTTTCTGAAAGTACAACCGTTTACGTTTTGAGCCATGCCCGTACGAACTGCTGTAAGAACTGCATTCTCACATCTATACCAAAGTTCAACTATTCTTTTGTTTGAACCTCTCCATCTTGCAACTATATCAAACAGCTCATCATCACTAAGCCCCATTTTATCGGCGCCCATAGCCTTTAGGGCTCCTACATGGCCTTGATACCCAAGAGCCAACTCCGCAATCTTTCCTTTTTGCCTAAGCTCATATTCGGGATTACCTTTTTTAATTCTATCTATCGGCACCCCAAACATAGCGGAAGCGGAAGCTTCATAAATTTTACCGTGTGTGGCAAATACTTCTTGCCTCCATCCCTCTCCTGATAGCCAAGCAATCACTCTCGCCTCTATAGCAGAGAAGTCTGCAACAATAAATTTATTGCCCTGTGCAGGAATAAAAGTAGTTCTTATGAGTTGAGATAAAGTGTCAGGAATATTACCAAATATCATTTTTAAGCTGTCTAAGTCCTTAGCCTTAACTAGATCTCTTGCAAGCTCTATCATATCCATATGATTTCTTGGCAGGTTTTGCACTTGTACAAGTCTGCCTGCCCATCTACCTGTTCTGTTACCACCGTAAAACTGCAAAAGTCCTCTTATTCTTCCGTCATCACAAAGGGCATTTTTCATTGCGTCATACTTCTTTACAGAAGTCTTTGAGAGTTCCTGCCTTATCTCAAGCATTCTTACAGCTGTATCGTTGTTAAGGTCTTTTATCATGCCTGAAACCGTTTCTTTCCTGAGATTATCCACCTCTTCGCCTGTCTCTTCCTCAAGCCATTTAGTTAACTGCTGTACTGATTTAGGGTTATTAAGTCCTGTAATCTCTTTAGCCTCTTCCATAAGGCTCTCTGTAATAGCCTGAGAACAATATAGAGCTCCTTCAATGAGCTTTTCATCTACGGCCACACCTGTGTTATTTATTATCAAATCCAGTCGCCATAGTTCCATCTCGTCATCAGGTACCGGGTATTTATCTAAAATGTTTTTTATAGACATTTCAGTCACTACATCCTGCTTACAATATTCTCTAAACAGTTGCCATTTTTCGGGCTCATGCTGTGGAAGTATTCTTGTCCTAGGATCCTTCTTTGATGGCTTATGCGGTACGCAGAATTTGCGTATAAGGCTTAAGCCTACACCCATCTTCCTTTTGTCTTGTGGAAGTCCTATAGCCTCGCCTATGGCCGCTAAACCTCCGGGATACCCTAAATATAATCCATGATGCATTGTACAAGCCCAGCCGTCTAATGGCAGTTCGTGCCCATAATATTTTGATAAACAAAGCCACTCAAATGTTGCGTTATAAGCACATTTTTCTACACCTGCCGATACTATCAGGCTGTAAAGCAAATCCATACCGGATTTAAAGTCGGGCTCTGTAAAATCAAGTATCTGCACAGGCCCTCCATCTAAACTATATGCGGCAAGCATTATTTCAAAATCAGGAGAGCGTACATATGCGTACGCTCCTGCTTTTTTAATATCTACACTGCTATAGGTTTCCAGGTCTATCGACAGCCTAATCATAGACCCATAACTCCGCCCTGTACTATGGGTTGCCCTGTTATAGGGTCAATCTGTGGTTGTACAGGTTGCTGTGTATACTGTGGCTGTGTAGCTCCGCCCCCAAAGTCCTCCGATGCGGATGCCTTGGAACCTCCTAAAGGTGTACCATCTTCAAGCTTTTGTACATTGTTCAAATAGCATCCTATTCCCCTTTTTCCTGCGCTGAAATATGGAGCAAAATTTACTGAAAGTCTACCGTACATTCCCGAGTAAACTTCTGTTGCACTCATTATCGGTAGTAAGTCAGGGCCCACTATCTCAGGTCTCGGTTTAGTTGGATCTGCATTTGTTGACGCTGTAAATACCCAGCATCCTTTACACTCATCCCCATAAGGCTCTCCACTGTCTTTCACTCCGTCTCCGTCATGAATTGGTGTAGGTACTACCGGAGGAACTACCCCGTTCCATTTTCCGTTTCTGCCCTCTTCTATAGCTTGCGCTATAGCTGTATCAATAGCTTGCTTTGTCTGTATATCAGACTTTGGCAACAGCGCTGTTACACTATATTTACTGTTTCCGTTTAAGTCGTTTCTCGGGTTTAAAAGTGCCACATAACTAAATCTTACTTTTCCTGTTATTACTTTACTCATTTGTTGATTCCTCCTTGAATTCATCTGCTGCTTTTAATTTAATTGATTCTCTTTTATCACTATCAGGTACCAATGTCGGTTTACCTGTACTAGCCGTTACCATATCGCCTACAAGGGCGCTAAATTCTTTCTTGCCTATCTCTTTTTCAACTTGAGCAAGAGTCAACGGGCTCTTTACCCACAAAATTTCCTCACTTATACCGCTATCTGTAAGCTTTTTAAAGGCCATATCCATATCAGTCCAAGCTCTTGTTTTTCTTCCTTCTACAGCCTTCCATCCGGATATATCATTGCCTTTTAACACTTCCGACAGTGCATATTCTTCTAAGGCTTTTGCCCAACTTGCAACATCTTTTGCCGTCTGTAAGATCTGCCCGATTTCTTCACGAGACAAGAGCTCAGGCTTTTTAAAGTCAAGTTTTGCAAGTTCTCTGCATTTCTCAGCGTGCTTCTGGCATATTGGTTTAGCTTTACAAAAACCACACCAGGGTCCCACCTTTTGCTCTCCTGCGCCCATATACGCCATTTCCACTGTCGGCCCTATGCTGTCGCCCCAAGCCTTTAACTCCTGTACGCTTGTTGTAAATGTTCCGCCACCATCATTGTTCCTTGGCTGGAAGATATGCATATGCACCGATTGAATGTTGTAGAATAATTCATATTCGCCTACTGCTCCAAGTGCATACAGTTTTAACTGCGGATTATCCTCCGCACTAACCGGGACATTTTTACCATACTTCAGATCTACTATGTGTAACTCATTACCCGATATTATTATGCAGTCTGCCGTACCAAACCCCTCAGGTATGTATGCGGATAAGTCAAGTTTTACCTCTACGGCTATGTACGGTTTTTGTGGGTATGAAAGCACAATGCTTCTTATATACTCCGCGTATTCGTCTGTAAGAGTGTCCATCTCTTTTTGGTACATACTATCGTTTGTAAAATCCTTAAGTAGTTTATTGAAGGACCTTTTCGACAACGGATCTATAAGCATATTTCTTACTTTAGCCTCTGCTATTGCGTGCGCCAAAGTGCCTTCTTTTGCGCTATCTGACGATCTATCTTCAAAATTCTCTTCAAGTCTTGCGCTGGGGGTGCACTCTAACCACCTGTGCGCCCCCGATGCGCTTAATACTGCGTGCTTTGGCATTAAAGTTTTACCCCCATTTTTTGCAACTCTGCAGCAATCTCAGGAAGCTGTGCTGGCTGTAACTGAGTAAGTGCTGCTACTCCAAATCTTGCCAAAAGCTGTTGGAATTCTCCAAGTCTTCCGGCATCTTTAAGCTGAATTGCTCCGACTGCTATCTGATCAATAGAGTAGGTAGGCATTTGAGTAGGTGCCTGCGGTGTAACTGGTGCAGTAGGTTGCTGTACTGTAGGAACCTCAGGAATAACAGGCATACTAGGCTTAATCTCTATATGCGTGGATACTGGCTCCACTACGGCTGTCTGATTACCAAGTATCTGCTTTGCAAAAACTACCATCTCGTCAAAAGTTTCAAAAGTTAAATTAATCATTTCTATTCTCTCCTTTTCCTAAAAAACAAACATTGCTACAACTGCTAAATTAAATATCGTAAGCCCTATAACCCCTATCCAAAAAGCTTTTTCCACACTGTCGAGATCATACTCAAGCTCTGCAACTTTCCTCTTTAGCTTTTCAACCTCTTTGCTGTGTCTATCTTCAAGAGCCTCTATGCTCTTTTCTATCCTCTTACTGGTCCATACATCCGGCACAACTACCTTTTCTTTTAAATTAGACATTTAAATCCTCCCTTGCTGAGAAGCTTCCTTCCCAGGTCTTTATCTTCTAATAATTCCTTTAATGTTTTCTTTTCTAATGCCTTGCCAAGTGCAGGATTGCAGAGTATCACTCCTAATGTGCTATCTGTGAGTATTTGCCCAATTGCGGCCGAAATATTATGCTCAATCCTCTTAATCCTGACGGACCTCTTCTTTTTCTTGCCGTGAACGACCTCTTCTCTTTCCTCTGTAACCTTTAATTCACACCAGTTGTGATACACTTTCTTAACTTCAACCTCACAGATTACATCAGTAGGTACGGCATTTTCTTTTATAAAAAGTTCGCACTTCATCATGAAAGTGTCGCCCGGCTGTATGGCCTCGTGGATCTCTTTATACCTTAGTGTGGGTTTAGGACCGTCAACTATGTGTATAATTGTATTGTTGTGATGTACTATCATATGCGTTTCCTCGCATGTGCCAGTGCCTCTTCTTTTGAAATCCAGAAGTACAAATCTGTTGAACTTGTCTTAAATCTGTCTACTTCAAAATTGTTATCTCGCATAACATCATTCTTGGTTAAAACATAATCCCTGAATCTAAGTGATACTCCAAACGGATTGCATCCATCTTTTAGCCTTTCTAAAGAATTGACCACTAAAGCTTCCGTTCTGCATTTTCTTGTCGTGCCTGAGCTTCTCTGCGCCCAAGCAGGAATAAATACTTCCACCAAGCACTCCTCACCCTTGAAATCCTCTCCTATCGTCCATCCGATAAAGTTGCCATGTGTCGGACATACTGGAAAAATCCCCACAGTATTATCAAATTCAGCTGTAATGATGTTTGCATCCTCCAAACTTGCCTCCGTCAGGTTTGCTTGTGCGAAACTTGCACATTCCAGATCAGCTCCCTCAAAGCTTGCCTCTGTCAAATTAGCAGACAAGAACAATGCATCTTTGCAGTTTGTGTTATTAAAGTTTGCCGACCATGCATTAGCACATGAAAAGTCTGTATTCTTTAAATTTGCACCTTCAAAATTAGTACTGACAAGAACTGCATCTATAAAGCATGCCCCTTCAAGGTTTGCACCTGAAAAGTTAGCACTCGTCAAGTTTTGCCCTTTAAAGCTCACTCCTCTTAAATCCATGTTTGCGAAATTATTGTTTAAAACCTCTTTTAGCTCTTTTCCCATTTATCCTACCTCTCTTATCATTGTCCATCCTGCTCCCCTTGCAGGTCTTCTTCTCTGACTTGCAAACTCTGCAGTTTGTATTTTTATCCTCTTTGCTATCCACTTATCAAAACCGACTGTATCAAAGATTATTGTCGAATTCGGTCTTGCCGGGTCTATCTTAGTAGCGAAATTCTGCTTTGGGTCCCGATACGCTTCCATCAGTAAAGGTATAGGGAAGCCCATTGCCTTTAATTCCGTCATTTTCATAATTTGTTTTGGATACTCCATACTTCCCCTCCTTAAGGTATAAATTCAATATCTCTGGCACCCTTCCTTAATTTAAGTTCCCTTATCAGTTCTCTGTCCGAAAACTTGTCTAATCCTGTATCTTCGTGATTTATAAGTTCTGTCAACTCATGTGCTATTATTGAAACTTGTTCGGCTGTCCCCTCTCTAGTTAAGCGAACCAAGTATTCAAGCAGTAATTCTTCTAAAATCTCTTTGGTACTTTCTTTTTCACCCATGTTTATGTATCCTCCTATTTACTTTCCCTCTAATCTCTCCTAAACTATCCTTACAAGCTATTGCCGTAGCTGAGTAAATGAAAGGGGAAAGACTAGCATGAACATGATCTCTGTATCATCGTCAAACCTAGACTCTGTTGGGTATGAAAACAGTACTTTATATGTACGCTTCAAAAATGGTTCCTTGTACAGCTATTCCGGTGTTCCTGAATACGTTTATAACGAACTTATGGATGCATCTTCTAAAGGTCACTATTTAGCCACATATGTAAAAGGACATTACCCATACAGCAAAATAGGTTAATCGACGACTATCAAAACAACTGCAGGACCGTTTACTGATACCGCCATATCTTTATTCGGTTCTGCAATTTTCACTTCTACTCCTTCCCTCTTTTTCAGTTCTTCTACCAACTCATAAGTTTTGACATCTTTTAGTTCCATGTTCCTTCCTAACCTACCTTTTCTTCATTTTTCTTATAAATCGTGTCACTTACCGACACATCCAGTCCGTATTTGTCTTTGACTGCCATCAGCTCTACCGTGTCAGCAAGTATTGGCTCTCTGTCTTTCAGCATTTCAGGCGTCATAGTGGCTTTCTTTATCATCTTTGGATAGCCGTACTTTAGTGATACAGCTTTGTTTGCTATCGTATTAGCCTTGATAAAATCAACTCTTGCAGGACTCTTTAAGCCCTCCTGAAGCTTCTTCATCATTTCCTTCTGATGTTCTTTATCAAGCATTCGGAAAATCTCAAAACCTTCATAGCCTGATACCTTACGGAGCTCCTTAATTACTCTAAATATCCACGACTTAAAATCTTTCGCCTCGGGTTTATTGCTTGAAAATACTGCATTGTAAATTCCGTATTCCGAAATTATGAGCATATCTTGTGTCGTAGGGCATTTTGCTTTATCTGATGTGGTATCCACTTTATGGATACCCTTGTTCTCATCATCAATCATACGGAACATATGTGCTGTGTGCTTATATCCCAAAGCGGTCGCTACATCTTTTCCTACTGCCCACCATTCGCCATCTTTTTCTACAAATCTGATTTCGTGGTTGCACCATTTTTCTATTTTTATAAAATCACCTCCTAATTTTTCTGTTTGTAAAAACAGTTACTTCTGCCTACTTCTATTTATTTCCGGTTACTTTATGCCACAATATATAGGTTTTGTTTTTAATTTGTATCAATATATTGTGTTTTTGTCCTTGACTTCTCTATCCCGTAGTAATATACTTAATGAAAATCTACGAAAGGAGGTGTCTATGGCTAATAAAGAAACATCTAAAAGAGTTGCATCTACTGCCTCTAGAATTCTTCGTGATAAGCGAACAAGCTCTGCTTCCAAATCCGTTGCCGGTTCTGCTTTATCACAAACACCAAGTAAGAAAAAATAATTGCTACTTTTGCTGCATAACTCACTGGTTCTGAGCTGTGCAGCTCTTTTTAATTCTTATGTTCCCAATTGGAATCTGATAAATCTCTACCAGTCTTTCAAGCTGAAATGCGGGTATTGCTACTTTGCCTTTTTCCCAGTTCAAAATAGTTTGCGTACCTACTTTTAACATTTTTGCTACTTCCCTTTGGCTAAGCTCTGCATTTACTCTTGCCGCCGCCAAGGATATTTTTAAATCGCTGATAAAATCACCTCCATTTATCAAAATCAAATTTAATTTGATTTACAGGGCAAAAAAATATTGTCTAACGGAATATTATAAAGCTCCGATAACTCTCTTACCCTTGAAATCGTTGGTTCCGTCGCCCCTTTTTCCCAGCTTACTATGGTATTTTTTGAGACCTTAAGGGCCCTTGACACGTCTTCTTGTGTCATTCCAGCGTTTACTCTAGCCGCCGCTAAACTTATCTGTAAAATCTTTATCACTTCCTTTCCTAAGTCTTACCAGCTATATCATAAATCAAATTTAATTTGATGTCAATACTAAAATCAAATTTTTTTTTACTAATTGTTGACTTTAATCAAATTACATTATATTATGTGTTTAGGAGGATAGATGTATGTCAGATGAACTTCAAAAGAAAATATTCGCCAAAAACCTAAGGCATTATTTAGATAGAGAAAATAAAACACAGAAGGAAGTTGCAGACGCTATAGGTGTGTCGCCACAAACTTTTAACACATGGCTACAAATGGTCGCTTTACCTAGGATGGGAAAGGTTCAGGTCTTAGCCGACTACTTCGGTATAAATAAATCTGATTTATTAGAAGATAAGGGAGCTCAGGAAGAGGATAACTCTTACTACATAGATGAAGAAGCAAAGGAGCTTGCACAGTTCCTCTTCAAGAATCCTGAATATAAAATATTATTCGACGCTGCTAAAGATGTATCAGCGGACGACTTAGAAATGGTTAAAACAATTATAGATAAATTTAAAAAATAGGTGATATATGGGGAAACGCAAATTGACTAATGATAATTGCAGATATATTTATCTTCCCGGACTACCGCCGAGGGTAAAAGGTTTCGTCATGGAAGATGAGGGATACTATACAGTAGTATTAAACCCTACACTATCTGCGGATACTAATGCAAAGACTAGACGACACGAGATTAAGCACATATTAAGAAGAGATTTCGACAAGTCAGACTGTGATCAGGTCGAGAATGGTGTAAGGGGAGCTTAGAGGGAAGGTTTAATTTATAAAGGGTGGGATAAATGAATAATAATTATACAGAAGAAGTATTTGAAAGTATTAAGCATATAAATGAATACGAACAGGAATTTTGGTATGCAAGGGAGTTACAGAAGGTACTTGAGTATACCGAGTGGCGTAAATTTTACGGTGTTATTGAAAAGGCTAAAATTTCCTGTTCACAAAGCACTAATAACACAAATGACCATTTTGTCGACGTCGACAAAATAGTACATCTTGGGGTTGCCAATAGAAAGATACAAGATATTGTGTTATCCAGATATGCTTGCTATCTCATTGTGATGAATGGTGACAGCAGAAAAGAAGTCATTGCTCTTGGACAAACATATTTTGCAGTAAAAACAAGGCAACAAGAATTAATTGATGACTATGAGCATCTTACAGATGATCAGAAGAGACTTGCTATCCGAAAAGAAATGGCAGAGCATAATAAACAACTTGTAGCGGCTGCAAAAGATGCCGGCGTTGAAAGCTCTCTTGATTATGCTATATTTCAAAATTATGGTTATCAAGGTCTTTATGGCGGTCTTAAAGCTTCAGATATACACAAATTAAAGGGACTTAAAAAAGGCCAACAGATTCTTGACCACATGGGCTATGAAGAGCTTGCAGCCAATCTTTTTAGAGCTACACAAACAGAGGCTAAGTTAAGGCGTGAAAATATTCAAGGTAAAGCAAACGCAAATCAAACTCATTTTGAAGTCGGTAAGAAAGTACGAGATACTATAAAGGATCTTGGCGGAACAATGCCGGAGGATTTACCTACACCTGATAAGAGTATTAAGCAAATAGAAAAAGAACAGAAAAAGCTTGAAAATAAACAAAAAAGATAATAAAAAAGCCACCCGGTACTCCAATACCAAGTGGCAAACACACTATTGCAAGCTGTTGCCTGCAACAATATGCCCTCGACAAGCTATATTGTACCATGCAAACAGCTAATTTTCAATGGCTGTTATTTTTATACCCAAAAACAAGGAGGTGCATATGGCAAAGGCTAAATACACGAAAACAAAAGCCGGATACTTTCGTACAAAAGTGTGGGACGGCACCTACAACGCCGACGGATCTAAACATAGAATAGACGTTACATCCAAGAAGTCCAGTGCCGACCTGGAGCGTAAGGTGAATGAAATTAAGAATCATGTAAGCCAGAATGACTTTATAGCATCAAGCACGGAGACTGTATATGACTATGCCCTGTATTGGCTTGATACTTACAAGTCAGTAAAATCAAGAAATACGTACTTGTCATATAAAAGAACTATAGAATATCACCTTCAGGACTTCTACTCTCTTAAACTGCAATCCCTTACAAGAGGCCACATACAACAACTTATAAACTCAAGATTTGATAAGCCTAGAACTTGCAAACTTATAGCCCTTGTAATAAAGCAGGTTGTAAAGTCTGCTATAAAAGACGGTATACTTGCTCCTGCAGCCTTTGAGGTTATATGCACTGATATAGCACTGCCTAAGTATACCGCAAAGAAAAAGGAAGTTATAAAGGCGGAAATACTTGATAGAATACTTGATATAGATTTTACAGATAGAGAAAAATGCTTTCTATACATCATATATGGCTGTGGCCTAAGGCGTGAAGAAGCTCTTGCACTTACTAAAGATGATATAGACTTTGATACAGCTGAGATAAGTGTATCTAAAGCTTTATGCTTTGACGGAAACAATGCTTATATTAAAGAGCCTAAATCTCAAAGAGGTTACAGGCGTGTGCCTATGCCCGGATTTCTCATTGACTTCTTGCAAGCCTACACACAAGTATCCGGATATAATCTTATCACTAAAAAGAATGGTAACATAATTACCGAAAGTAGCTATGTAAAAATGTGGAAATCAATACAGAGTAAGATAGATAACAGTTTAGGTATCGGGATATCCAAAGGAGTTACAGCGCACTCTTTCAGACATAATTACTGTACAAGGCTCTGCTATCAAATACCTCTGATCAGCACAAAGATGATTGCAAAATTACTTGGAGATGATGAGAAAATGGTTATAGATGTGTACAGTCACATACTTGAAGAAAAAGAAGATTGTCAGTCTGCAATCGCTAATATTTTTGATTAAATCTGTGCGACAAAATTGCGACATTAGGAAGTTTGCGACACTTTTGCGACATCAAAATGACGCAAATTTTAGTCAAATCAATGTAGTTCAGCAATTAAAAAAAGTGGCTCAAAGCCTTATAAATAAAGGTTTTAAGCCACTTTTGTATTCCTGAGACACCCGGGACTCGAACCCGGGACAACTTGATTAAAAGTCACCCTATACTTAGCATATAAATCGGCTATTTATAAGGCTTCTTGTAAATTAGTGCGACATTTTTGCGACATCAAGTATTACTCCGCTATTCCGTATTTATCAATATTTGGTGTAGCAGTATCATACTCTTTTAAGTATTTGCCATCTGCTCCTACCCAACAATAAACATTTCTTTGAGTATCTTTTATATATGTATTACGTGCCATCACTCCCGATCTAGTCAAGTAGTAGTAGTCATAATCTATCTGTAGCCACTGTCCTGACAGCATAGCACAATCCGTTGGATTTAAATAATACCAATCCTCATCTTGCTTGAACCACTTTTCTATAGCATTGCCGGCTTCATCAAAGACATACCAGCGACCTGCAATCTCAAGCCACTGACCTTTTACATACTGACCGTGTAGCTTGTACTTCCATCTACCTTGTATATACTCCCATACTGTGGCTTCTTCTCTTTTATGTTTCTTACAGGCCTTGTAGGCACAGTATGATATGAACTGCTGACACCAGTAGGCTCCATTATCGCCGTACCATGCCCCGTATTTCGTGTAGTTTTTATCTCCCGGATTTGTTAACTTGCCTTCTAAATCTTTATTACTTGCTTTTTCTACATACCCTACTTCACCCTTTAGCGTATCTATAAAATCTTCTACTGTACAGGTATCATCGTCAAAAAGAGGATATCCGAAGCCGTTTATACGGTTGCTCCCTCCAACTTGATCAAGTGTAAATTCGTATGTCTTTATGGCCACACAACCGCCGTTACGATTGAAAAAGCCTGCAGATGTGTTACCCTCAACCGTCTTTATCTTATATATATCGCCTTTTTTATTTACTTCTATCACTGCGCCAACATGAGCTACACGTCCCATATTGGGGCTGTGAAAGTAAGGTATAGCCCCGACTTTTGGCTCCTTGCCCCAACGCCCCTTTTTGACGAAGTTGCCCTTACCTGAAGGAGTGTACTCCGTATAGCTTCCACAAAGAAGCTTCTTTCCGGAATTATACGCATTATCCATTCTTCTCTTCCTCCTTTTCTGTAATAAAAAAGAGGGCCTTTAAGCCCTCACTACATTACTCTACCTCAGGAAGCCCGGCTATACTTGTAAGTATAGACAGTGCGCCTGCCACTACGGAAGCACTAACTACAAGCTTCCAATCTACTGTGCTTATAATCGATCCTGTACCTATCGTTGCTACTGCAGTCTGTGCTACTGTCTTTAGCGCTCTTATGCCTGCTGCCTTTGCCCATCTTCCAAAATAACTATTCATTTTATCTATGTCCTTTCTTAATCTCTTCAAATCTTTCTTTCATTTCAGATTTGATAATATCGTGTGCATCATCAATATAATGGTTTTTAATTTTGTATTTTTCACAATGCATGTTATACTTTGATACTACGTCAAGTATGTATTCAAACTGTTTTTCTGAATAAACTCTGCCAAGCTTGAGGTTTTCAGCGAAGTTGATAATCTCATTTCGCATACCTACAGCCTGATACTCCTTATCTTGCTTGTCGTATGCATCAAATCTTGTTTCCATGTCACTTCTGATATCCTCTATAGACTGTGCATTTCTTTGAGTGGCTGACTCTATACTATCAAGCTTTTTATACACTCTCCTATTTACAATACCACCTACATACTTGAAAACCGTGGTCCAAGGATTAATTTTTATCGGGGCGATTTCCACAGCCACGCTTAGTATTGTTAAAAAAGGGGTGATAGTATGTATCACCCTGCTAACATCTGATAAATCTTGAAAAAACACTGTACTTACTCCTCATGTGTTGCATTTGATGGGGTAGCAGTTGAATCCTCCGCACTACCCTCTACTATTTCCCACACGCCTAAATCAATGGCCACCTGCTTAACATATGGCTTTAGCTTTCGTGGTACCTCAGCGTAAGTACACTTGCCTTCAAGTATAAGATTCACATAAAATAATGCTAAATTTTTGAACTTCATAGTTTTTGGTCTCCTTTCATCAAAAACAAAACAAATTAAATATCCTAACAAAATGTATAGCCTTGTATATAGCCAATGCATTATTGTTCACCATCATCCTTCGTAGCTTCATCACTCATCACAAGGCTTGTAAGCTCCATAACAGTTTTCTCAAGCATATCAATAGCCTTTGCCTGCTTCACCAACTCTTCTGCACTTACCATCCCTGTAGAGTGTGACACAGCAGTATGCTCTGTCTTGCTCGTGTCTATGCCGTCTATGATATGATTATCGGGTATCTCAAAAGTATCAATCTTTATATTTTTGATATCCGACTGCTCAGGTATCACCGCCAGCACATCTCCGTTATCTCTGTATACGACTGTATATTTCATATTGGACTACCTCCTAATTTATAAATTCTATTCTTGTTATCTGTAGCGCACCCGAAAAACTTTCACTAGAGTTAGCAATGGTAACGCTTGCGGTAAGGCTCAAAAAAGCCTGTTCGTTTATGTTTCTGACGTCTAGAGTCAATTAGCCTTGTCTATTTATAGCTACGCTTCCAGCCTTCGCCACTGCCAGAGCTTCGGAAAATCCATCTATTTTCCCGGCTCCTTGCACATCTATTCCGCCCCTTTTTAGCGAACGTAGCGATGATACGAAACACTCCAAGTCTATATTCGGATTATTCTTTACCGTTCCCGATAAATTATAACTAATAACTATCCTGCTAAACGGCGACAAGTTTATAGATTGCGATAGTACGCACCCTATCTTTCTGCCTAATAGTGTAGGGGAAAAGGTTGTCAGAGAAAAATTCATTCCTCCTCCCCATATTCCTGAGTATCTATATTCGTTCGAAACGTAATTTGCATAGTAATCATTTATTATATAGAACGGTTTATTCGCCACTCCCGACACAAGTTCATTGTCGAAAGTGGCACCATTAAAAACCGTTCTACCAGATTGCAAGTCGGGCATTGTACCTGCAAATTTTATTCCATTTTTGCTTGTTGCTGTGAAGCCTCGCATGACCTTATCTGCGGTTACATCTCCAAAGTTAGCTAAGTCGGTTTCAACATGGGGGCTATTATCATCTCTAAAATAATATGCGTTGCCATGACCTAATCCCATAACTAGCTTCCCTCTACCACTGTCTATACCAATAAACTTTGCTTGATTGTTGGTATAATTATTTAGCTTAGTATCGACCATCTTGACCGTGCCTCGCTCTTGGCAGGTCACTGTGTCTGATAAAGTTTTTTCAGGGTGATAATTTGTCGCCTGCTTAACTATCCATACTGGCACGGAGACATATGGCTTCCATTGACCTCTTTCGCCTGCATTGTAGTAAGCTCCTGCGTCAAATCGTGCGGTATATGCACCCTCGAGTGTGTAATAAAACATCTCAGGACAAATTACACCATTAGACGCTCCGCCGTTGCCCTTATTGGCTAACTCCCCACTTGCAGGCTCGTCACCGCTATCACTTGTAAGCGCTGTAAATCCCTGTACCACGTGCCACCTTTTCGCTGTTACGTCATCAGAGGACACTCCCCCACCACTTTTATTTATTAAGCATACCGCCACAATTACACCCCCTTAAGACCTATCCAAAAACTTACAGCTGGCTTTTTATTAAAGCATTTAACTCTTATTTTGCCGTTTAGAGTTTCTACAAAATCTATCATTGCAAAAGCTTTGTTCATTGCCTTTACGGCGTCCGCCGATTCTTGCCCAGACAGGTAAAGCCCTACAGTAGGTGAGTCTGCAGACGTTATCCCCGGTACACTTATTTCTTGTGTATAAGGCGCTGTGTTGCTCCACTTACTTACATCCACCAGTACCTGCCTTAACCCCTGCAGAGCGTTTACAGCACTATTTGTAGCGTTGATATCGTTTGCACCGAATGTATCACCTTGTACAGTATAATTAGTGCTGTCTATGATTTCATACTTACCGTCTCCGCCTTGAGTTAGTGTATATTTCCTGTTGCCCTCAAAAACATCATTTTTATAATTTGTTCTTAGTGCCATCTTACCTCCTGTTTCCTATACTCTTTCTGCCCAAAGAAAAAGACAGCCTTTGCTGTCCACTTAAAGCACTCTCGTACATATCTCCTAAATCCCTGAGTATTCTCTCTATATCGTTAGCCTGATAAATACTATCGTAAGTAATCCGTACCGGTGTTTGGGGAGTTGATATCTTAGTATAATAAGCTTCTCTTACCTTCTTGATATTCTCCAATAACCTGTTCATTTCAGACTCTGTTCTAAAATCTTCCATAGACCATACTTTTGAATTTATGTTTACACCAAAAAGGTCTGCTAAATGCTTACACACCTCTTCAACTCTATTCAAGTCTGTGTATGCTATATAAGCTTTGTCAGTATCGTTTATTAAGTCGTCTACCGTTCTGTCAAAGATTAGAGTATTCAGTATATTGCTCATTCTATCACCGCCTCTGCTGTAATCTCGTTCCTGCTGAACTTAAAATCAAGCTTAGTAATTATTCCTTGTCTCTTACCCTTAAAGGTGTCCAGTTCGACCAGATCGCCAAGCTCATGATTATCAACTACAAGCCTGCAGGATATACTTTCATTCTTCATACAATCGTCATAACACCTATTAAGAACTTCCTGCATATTTTCCTTAGTCACAAGTGTAGCCTCTTTAATTTCAGCAACATTTTTATTGTGAGTTATCCTCTCATTATCTTTGCTCACACTAAACATATTGTGTGTATACTTCTTGCCTGATAACACCACCTGAACCCCTGTACCGTTTATGCGAGCATAGTTATCGCCCTGTTCTATGATAACTCCACCTTGAATTGTTAAAGAGTGCATAGGCTCACTAAACTCTATCTTTGTACCGCCTACTAAGTAACCCTTGAAAAGTTCCATAGCCTCATTGCTTTTTATATATTCGTGTACAGTAAGCTTTACCCCCGTAATTACATCGCTATGAGAGAATGACAACTTAGTAAATAACTCTTCTTGCTTTATCTGAGTTATGTCAGTAGTTCGCATAGGATACAGATATAAGTTTCTGTCATAGCTTGTATCCACTATGGCACCTATCGCAAATGCCAACTGCTGCAACGCTGCTCTTTTTGAGCAAATTGGTAAGTATCCACTTATAGGTTTGTTTTCAAGTGCGGTATCTATAAAGTACGGTATATCTTCGCCTTGCATTATTAATCTCAAAAGCTCTTTTGCCTTTATTTGATTGTACACTCCGCCCATAAACTCCGTGCCATCAAGTACGCCTATAGCGTCATGTGTCTCCATTGAGTAGACCGTACCGCTTAGTTGCTTGCCGTCCTTCAAATAGAATATTCCAAGGATAGACTCATCAAAATATAAAGTCTGCTTTTGCTTTTTCTGAAACTCAAAATCATATCCCATCTTATCCCTTACAGAGTACTCCATAGTGTTTACAGATATTTCTTTTGACGTTCCGTCAATTTCTACTAAGCAATCTATACTTTCAAT